AAAATGGACAAGTTAAAGTAACTTATGAAGGAACTTTATTTGAAAAAAACCTTGAAGACATAAATGCCGAAAAAAGAGAACAAGCGAGAATAGAGCAAGAGCAACAAGAAACGATTAATAGGCTCTCTAATATCAATCCTGCCGTTTCCGTTCAAGTTCCCACTGGACTATCTTACTAAATGGCAACATTACGGAAAATTGACGCACCTATTCAGTACGACCCAACTTATGGGTCTGTAATTAAAATAGATTCACCTATTACATACGATCCCGTTGAGACTATGCGGGTTATGACCGCACCGTTGTCGGGGCCAGCACCCGTTCCCGACCTAATAGACACGGGCATGATTATCGGCCTTGAGGTCGTACCCGCAATAGTGGGTGGTCTTGTTGGTGCAGTAGGTGGACCCAAGGGTGTAATTGGAGGTGGGGCCGCAGGTTCTCTGCTTGGCAACTACATGTCACAAAACTACCGAATTGAACGTGGTTTTCAAGAGGATCTCGGACTAGCGGAACTCGGAGCGGCAACCGCACTAGGTGGGATTCCTTCGGTTACAGGTCTTAAGTCACTAAAAAACATAGGCGGAGTTACCAGGACGGGGATTCGTTCAGCAGAAGGTGCGGGTTTGGCTACTGGGGAAATGCTTGCCCGAACATACGGAGACGAGGGACGCGCCCCAACAAGAGAAGAAATCGCAACTACAGTTTTGTTTGGTGGTGCATTTGGTGGTGGCCTTGGTGCATTAGAAGCAAAGTGGTTAGGCAAGAACTTAGTCGAAGGTGCGGAGGAAGGAATGACTCGGCCCGAACTTCTTAGTAAACACGAAGAAAACATAAAGGAAGCAGGAGGTATACAGAACCTATCAGTAGGTACTCCATTACTTGAAGTCATGGACGTTAACGCCTTGGCCAAGAAATCACCCAAGGAAGCGGCAGAGGAATCCATCCAAGCTATGGAGGACAAGTTGCTCGATGAGTCCGAGGGCATGATCAAAGAGATTGCGACAGGTGAACCGTCACTTACTGGTCCATCACTTACTGCTCCAACGATGAGTCGTGGCGCACTGGAGTCATTCGATACGCCAACTCCGAAGCAAAGTATTCTTGGTGGACCATCACTTGATCAACCCACCATGCCTGACTCAACAAGGGTGATGTCGGATATACAACGGGCAACGGATGATCAAGCCGCACAAGGTGACGCTCTTGTTTCGGGCATGATGAGGCAAACCGAGGAAGGCCAAAGGCAAGCGAGAGAGATTGGCACGGTTAAGCAAATGTCCGACTTGCAAAAAACTTTTGATGCACAACTAGCACAAGACGAAGAGATTTTTACCCCATTGATGCGGGAGGTCGATCTAAGCACTCAGCAAGCCGGAGATAACGCTAGGCTTACCGAGATCCAACAGGGTATCGCAATGCTTGACCACAAGCACGGCAAAAACAAGGGTGCGAGTAATCAGCGCAAGAAGCTCAATGCCGAGAAGCAACGCATACTGAGGCGTAACAATATGGTCGTTGATGACTTGGAAGCACAGATGCAGGGCAGACAGATGCCCCCCAATAGGCAGGATATGCAGTTTGGTGATCAGCCAATGAAGCAAGCCGACCCTATGACCAAGTCGGAGCAGATGGCAGAGGATAAGCTCGGACCTGGTTACGAGAAGTATTTCAATATCGCAATGGGAGTAGGAGCAAGTGGTGCAGCAGGGTATTCAATGTTTGCCGACGAAGAAGACGGTGAGCAAATGGCAATGGCGGGAGTGCCTGGTCCATTGGCGTTTTTATTAACGGCCATTGGATTCAAAGGAAAGTCCCTTACTAAATTCCTCAAGACAAAGAAATTCAAAAAACTCAATAGCCAAGCCAAGCGAAATCCGCAATCCGTTGAACCTACCGCCATGAAATCCCAAAGGGTGGCTAATGCGGCAAGTCGAGATTTTGCGCCGGATAGATGGTGGAACAAAGTGTTTAAAGACGTGCGGAATGTTACTTCTGATGTGCTGACACCTATCTCCAGGCAGATCAAAAACCTAGACAAGAAACTAGGGACCACTTTTACCCGTGTTTTCCGTGATCACGATTTGCGTACAGGTAAGAAAACCGCTGCTCTTATGAAAGGTGCAATGCCCTTCATGAAATCAATGAGCAATGCACTAAAGGGTAAATCACAAGCAAAGGAAAAGTTTGATGACTTGTTGCTTGAAGGTGACTTTGAAGAAATAGTCAAACTGATCGACAGACTTAAGTTACCCGATAAGGCGAGTGATAGCATCAAGATTGAGTTGAAGCAGATGCGGGAAACCTTGGAGGAGATTCGCACCTATGCTCGCGAAGAAGGTGGCTTCGAGGTTGGGTATATTGAAAACTACTTCCCCCGTAAGGTTAAAAACTACAAGGAACTTAGGGATTTCATGGACAATGATCCTGAGTTAAGGGCGGCCACGACTGAGATAGACAAAGCGATTGATGAGTTTGCTGCCAAGAATAAGATTAGTAGAGAAGAACTTACACCCGAAGAGTTGGCCGAAGTGACGAGCAGAGTAATCCGTGGATACCCAGTTACCGGAACCATCAAGTCAAACTTTAAGCCAAGAAGTATATTTGACAAGAAGACGCTTAATAAAATCCGCAAAGCGTATGAGTCACCCGAAGATGCACTAGAGTCTTACATCAGAGGAACGGTTGATGCAGTCGAGAGAAAGAAGTTTCTTGGTGCTGTAAAACCCTCAAAAGGGCAGGGTGTCCAAGGTGAAGGTTTCCAAGATACAATGGACTCGGATATTGGGATGCGTGCTAAAGTTGATGGATCACTTGCTGATGCACTCGCCAAGGACTTACTTAAAGGTACGAAGTTTGGACAAGAAGACGTCGAGAAACTTAGGGAAATAATACAGTCCAGGTTCTCCGGTGGAACTGAAAGCTATACAACTAGAGCATTGAAAAACTTGGGGTATTTGCAAGTGATGACCAACTTCGGTTCTGCAATTACTCAGCTTACCGACCAAGTCTTCAGCGTACACTTCAATGGGTTTGGCAACCACTTCAAAACCCTGTTCAATCGTAAGGACATGTTCAACTTTGCGGAACTGACAGGGTTGAGCCAACGAGAATTCGAGGACATAGGCAACAGTGACAAACTTAGTGGGTTGCTTGACAATCTATTTCGTAAGACTGGACTTAAACAACTCGATCTCTTTGCCAAGAACGCATACATGAATGCCGCTTGGAGGAAGTACCATAAGCT